ACAAAGCGAGAAAGCTAAGTATAAGGTTGTAAAGCCTTACAGCCTCATGGTTCTTTCTCAGCCAGGGGAAGTAGCTCAGTTGGTTAGAGCATCTGACTGTTAATCAGAGGGTCGTTGGTTCAAGTCCACCCTTCCCCGCAAAATAAATTTGGAAATATCACTTTAACTTCTTAAATTTGTGCTTATGTTTGTAGGAATAATTATAGGAGTAGCACTTGGTATTGCAGGTACCCTACTCTACCAGAAATATGTTCTTGGCTTCTTTAAGAAAGTTGGCAAGGCTGTCTCAGATGTTAAAACTGACTTAAAGTAATGAAGTACAACACTTTATATTTCTCTCATCCACAACCCCAGCATCTTTTGCCAGGGTAGAAATCTTTTTTCCATTTTAAATGAGATAACCCTGGCTTTTCTAAGCCGGGGTTTTTGTTTCTGGGAATAGCTCAGTCAGGTAGAGCTCTGGCTTTGGAGACCAGAGGCCGTAGGTTCAAATCCTACTTCCCAGACTTAAAGCCTTGTAGTATAATTGGTTAGCACACGAGCCTTTGGAGCTCGTAGCCTTGGTTCAAGTCCAAGCAGGGCTTCCGTAGTTTTAGCTCAATGGTAGAGCGCCTGACTGTGAATCAGGAGATGAGGGGTTCGAATCCCCCACTCTACTCAAAAGTTTTGAGCTCTATATGGCATTATGTCAGAAAATCTTGACATAATCTGCTTTGTTATGTCTATTTATCCCTTATCTTTGTACTACAAACCAATATAACTAGATGGATGATTCTGTGAGCATACAGGTTCTCAGGAAGAACTTTAAGGAACCTTTAGAGAAGGCACTAAGGTATTACTCCATCTTATCTGCTTGGAATAAATTAGGGCTCTCTACTAGGCAAATCCAGCTTTTGGCATACACTGCTATTAGAGGGACCATTTCCTCCCTCTCCTCCAAAGCAGAATTCTCCAAGTTGTTTAGTAGCTCTCCTGCTACTATAAACAATATGATCTCAGAACTTTCCCAATCAGGTTTATTGGTTAAAGTTAATGGGAAATATAAAGTAAATAAGGCTATAGACCTGGACTTTTCTAAGGATTTAGTAGTAGCATTCAAACTGTTTGCAGCTGAGGGAGGGAAAAATGAGTAACCAGATCAAACCAGAAAAGCTTTCCTTACATGAGTTCCTTATCAGGAAAGCTGCTGTAAAGGTTATGCAATCTGAGAGCATTGTTGAAAAGGTTATCTCTCATCAACACCAATCTATTAACAAAGCTTTTAAAACTACATACGAAATCGAGATAACAGGCTTCTGCAAATTCAAGTTTTCTCAATCGAAGCTAAGGAAAAATATAAGGATCAATGAGAGTATTAGGGACAAGCTTCTTCTAAAGCTTCAAAATGATCCTGACAATCAAGAACTTGCAGAGAAGCTTCGTATCAATACTGAGATATTAACAAATCTTTACCCCCATTTAAAAGAAATATCAGATGAAAATAGACTTCAAGGGTCTACTGGAGGGAATGAGGAACAGCTTGTTTCCACCAGCGGAGATCAAGGAGAAAATAGAGGAGACAGCAGCAGCCAGGATAGCAATTTGTAAAGAATGCCCTAACTATTCCCCTACTGCAATCTCTAATGGCTACAAAACTAGCAGGCCTGACATCTTTTGCACTGATTGTGGATGCAATCTTGAATTTAAGACCAAATGCCTTCATTGTGCCTGTCCTATAGAGAAGTGGGGAGCTCTCTTAGAGGAGACTGAGGAGCAAGAACTAATCAAAAAGCTTAATGATGAAAAGAAGAATAGCAATTCGTAACATCCTCACAAAGGACTTACTCCTACTCTTAGCTCAAGCTAACTCCATGGGTGCCAACTGCATAGATATCTATTATGATATATCCCAACAAGCCCTTTTTGTAGCTCCTGTGTCAGATGAGAAATTTGATAAAAGAAAGAAAGCTAATGATGAGAAGATCAATTTGGAGGAGATGGATATTGAAGGAAGTATAAACGAAGACATATGAGAAAAAACCATCATGAGCAAATCATTGCTCTTTTACGTGAACTAAAAAGTAAGTACCCAAATCAAGGTCTAGGAAGACATATTTCTCTCGCCCTCAGCGATTATGCTGATGGCTGGGATATCTCAGATAAGGAATTTGCATTTGCTTTAGAAAAATACAGAGCCGAGCTTGAGTTAAATACTGTGCCAGATATTGATATTCAAAAGCTTGTGAAAGAAAGCTCAACGTATGAATCCCTCCGAGAAGGGATAGATGATGATTCTGAGGAGGAGGATGAGAATGGCTACTAAGAAGAATAACTATATCAATGCTGAACTTGATTTTGCAGAGGAACAATTAGCCTCCTGGAAGGAATACGTAGAACAGCATCCCTTTGGCTCTCTAAAGGATAGAATAGAGTGGAAAGAAACCAGGGGAGGTGGTATGATGCCTATGGTCGTCTCCTCTATAGAACAACAAGGCAAGTTTCTTCAGGAAACAATGAAGAATTACCTAGCTCTCCTCGACGTTGTTAATAATCTCAGAGAGAAAGAAGAAGCTAAAATGGAGGCTAGGGGAGGAAAGGTGGTAGAAGGAGGTATGATGGGCAAGCTGGCTGCTAATTCAGGAAAATAATATGAGTGTAACTACATCTTCAGAGTTCTTCATTAACATGAAGAGTATTCCTACGCCCGACTCTAGGGAGTATGAGCCCTTCTTTGCTAATGAGTTAGACAAAATCGAGAATGGAGTTACTATTAACGGAGTATTTGTAGACCCTTGGTTATATTGGCATCTAAATCACTGGCATATAAACAAGGATGTTGAACTTCCAAATGGTCAGGTAAAGCGCAGGTTTGGCCCACCAGATGCCAGAGATAACGAATGGGAATTTGCTGAAGTACGAGCTGAGGCAAAGCTTCAGAAGAAAGGACTTGTGATGGTAGGGATTAGGCGTTTTGCTAAGTCCGAGATCGAAGCCTCAATTATAAGTCGATCAGCTACTATTAATCAGGGTTCTGAGAATGTTATCTCAGGTGGTAATGATAAGGATATCAAACTAATAACTGATAAGTGTGACAGGGGATTAAATTCCCTCCATGAATACTTTAAGTTTCAAAGAGTAGAGGATAACTGGAAGACCCAAGTAACACTAGGTATAAAGAAAAAATCAGGTGAGAGATTACCATTCTCTTACATTCTCGTAAGAAATTATGACAACGGTATTAATACAGAGGCTGCAGCAGGTATCACAGCTATGGAATTTATCATTGATGAAATTGGTAAATTCCCCTTTCTTAGGTGCCTTGAAGCTGCTATTCCCTCTTTCACTTCTCCTTATGGTTGGAGATGTTCACCTCTTCTTGTAGGAACAGGTGGTTCTTTTGAAAATGGAGCAGATGCAGAGAAAGTATTCTTAGACCCTGAAGGACATAACATGCTGGGTCTCAAATGGAGGGACGAACCTAAAGTCTTTGGGTTCTTTGCTGGCCACACCTTTAGGATGGAGGCAAAGAAGGAAACTACAATGGGAGATTTCATTCAAACTAGGAATGGGATTCTCCTCCCCAAAGACTCAGAACTGTTCTCTGTCCCTCTTTTACAATCCGATCCTGAAGTAGCTGAAGAATTCACTAACAAGGAGAGAGAAAGAGCTAAGAAAGCAAACGACTCACAAGCCTATCTAAAGGAGGTAATGTACTTCCCTAAGAATCCGTCGGAATGTTTCTTAACTCTAGGCTCTAATTTCTATAGTGTAGAATCTGCAAGACAGCAGAAGAGTAGAGTCCTCCAAATGGGAAGGATATATACTCCTGTTTTCCTTGAACCTGGAGTTGATAATATCATACATAAGATCAGCGATAAGGCTCCTGTGATGAATTTCCCAGCTAAGGCTATGGATGATAAAGATGCACCCATAACTATCTGGGAATTTCCCATAGAGGAGAAACCACCATTTGGTTTATATGTTGCTGGAGTTGACCCTTATAAGCAAGACCAAGCTAAATACTCTGATTCTTTAGGAGCTGTATATATCTTTAAGAGAATGCATGATATAAAATCTGACCTCTATCAAGATATGTTTGTAGCTTCCTACGTGGCTAGGCCTAAATCTATAGATAAGTGGAATGAACAAGCTCGACTCCTTGTAAAGTATTATAATGCAAGAACCTTATGCGAAAATGAAGATATGGGCTTTATTAACTATATGATTTACAAGGGAGATGGGCATCTTTTAGAGGATCAACCAGGATGGCTTAAGGAAATCGTTCCTAATACTGAGGTTAATAGGATCAAGGGAATACATCGCTCTGCCTATAGAATTAGGATGTACCTTCATACAGTATTGAAGCAATATTTAGATGAGAAGATAGGCTCTCGAAGGAATGAGGAAGGAGATATCTTGGGAGATATCTTAGGAGTCTCAAAAGTTTTAGATGCTATGCTATTGGAGGAAGTCATTAAATTTCAGGATGATTTGAACTGTGATCGTGAAGTAGCTGCTTCATTAGCTATAGCTCTAGCAAGGCATTTGGACCCCCAGCTTAAAGTAGCTTCTGTTGAGATGGACCCAAGAATGAAAGCCTACTTTGATTCCAAACCAAATACCTCATTATTCAATGGGAGTATCTCACCTTTTGGGAAAAGACATAAATTGTTCTAAATGATTATTTTACATACAAAGGACACAGATATCAGATATGCGTATCTAAACCTATATCCTGATCAATTTGTTCCTGAGAGTGAAAAGCAGACAGATAATTGGATAAAGCCAACATTAGATTACTTTGCTAATGTGGCTTATGCTCAATATAATAAGAATGTCAAAACCTTTACCAAGAATTATAAACTTGTAAAAGGTATCTTGGATAGGTCTGATTTTTATGAAGAGCCTGAGGTTCAATCATTTACAGATACTCTCACCAGAGACCTGGACCTTCCAGCAAGAGTCCAACATTACTCGATTCTAAACTCCCCTTTAAATACTGTTGTTGGGGAACTCTCTAAAAGACCCGATAACACATTCGTTAGGGCATTTGATGCTGATAGCCAATCACAAGAGCTGCAAGCTAAAACCGATCTCCTACTTCAGTATATTATTCAAATAGGTAGAGAACAAGTCCTACAGAAGCTTGCTTCTCAGGGAGAACAAGTTCCTGGTGAAGAAGACCTTCAAAAGATGACCTTAGAGCATGTAGAGGATTATCTTACAGATTATACCTCTCTAGCAGAGCAATGGGCAAACCATGCTCTCAAAGCTCTAAAAATGGAGTTTAATTTAAAGGAGAAGTCTGAGGATGGAATGAGAGATTTGATGATCTCAAATCATGAGCACTTCCTTATAGATGAAGATAATTCAAAGCTTGGTTTTAATATCTTTCAGGTAAATCCTAAAAATGCTTGGTGGCTTACTGTTCCAGATAGGAAGTATACCTCCGATAAACCCTCAAACAAAGGAGCCTACGCTGGAGGAACAATTGAGGTAATGGAACTTTCGGAAATTATTGAGAACTTTGATCTCACTAAGGAAGAAATAGACCACTTGAAAAATGGAGTCAAGCAGTTTAATTTATTGAATGTTAGAGAATCAAATCTCATCAATACTAAAAATGTAGGTATAAACTCTGTTACTTATGATGTTTATGATCCCCTTGTTCTCCAAGAACGTTTGAAAGCAGAAGCTTTTCTTAAAGAGAATGATGATCAACTTCAGGATTTCATGGGCCTCTCTAATAATGTAACTGCTTATGGCAACAAATATGCTGTTCTAAGAGCTTATTGGATATCAAAAAAGAAAGTAGGCCTTCTGACCTATACTGATGAGCAAGGAGTTGAGAAAACAATGAGGGTGGATGAGAATTATAAAGAAGGTTCTATTCCTACTGAAATCTCTATTGAGTGGGGTTGGATAAACCAATGGTACAAAGGTATCAAGATTGGACCAGACATATATCAGATTAAACCCTTCAAGCTATTTGACTATTGTCCTCTCATCGGACTCACTCACGAGATAAAGAACACAGAATCAAGGTCTTTGGTAGATCAAATGAAACCCTTCCAGACGATATATAATGTCTGTATGAACCAAATCTTCGATCTCCTTTCTAAGGAAGTAGGTAATGTATACTTGACCTCCATTCGGCAAGTCCCTACTCCCAAAGAAGGTGATGGACAGGATGCTTTAGATGTATTTGAGGAAAAGGCTAGGAGGAGAGGTATCATGTATGTAGATGATAGTCCTGAGAATATGAAGGGTCCTTCCAATTTTAATCAGAATAGAAATATCGATCTTACAAGAACAAATGAAATAGAGAGTAGGTATAGATTGGCCATTCAAATGAAACAGGAGTGCTGGCAATTAGTAGGTTTCTCCGAACAAAGAATAGGCGAAGTTGCTGCTACTGAGACAGCTACTGGTACACAAGCTGCTCTTTCTCAATCATTTGCGCAAACGGAACCCCTTTTTGCTGCCCATAGCTACGTGATGAATATGTTATACCAAGCAATGCTTGATGCTGCTTTATATATAGCTATTCAAAATCCCACCTCTACTATTAAATATGTCTCTTCTGAGGGAGAGAATGCTTTCATACAAGTTAATGGTTCTGAACTCAAAGGTAAAGACCTTAAAGTATTTGTAACTGACAGGCAGGAAGACGTTAAACTCCTCAATGAGGTTAGAAGCCTATCTCAGGAAATGCTCCAGAATGGAGCTTCTTCATATGAAATAATCAAAATGTACTCCACCTCCTCTCTTAAAAAGATGGAGCAAATTACTAAGAAGTTGAAGGAACAAAAGGATCAATTTGAGCAAAACGAGCAAAATATCAAGCAACAACAACTTCAGCAACAACAGGAACAATTCCAAGCAGAACTTCAACATGCTGATGAAATTAGAGAAGAGGAACAGAATTTTGAGGCAGCTCAAAATGATCTTGATAGGATTAACAAGAAGGAAGTTGCTCTCATACAAGCTTACAATAAAGGAAATAATCCCCTTGCTCAAACTGGTGCTGATGGGGTGCCTGATGTTCTTGAGTACTCCAGACTTGCTGCTGATCAAGCACAATTCTCTGATAAACAAGGACTTGAGATGAGGAAACTCCTACAACAACAAAAAGAACATGATGATCACATGGCAATGGAGCAGCAGAAGCTGAATACTGAGAAAGAAAGGACAAAGGCTGATTTACAAAAAGCCAAGATGAGCCTTAAGGAGGCTAGACTCAAGAAGGCAGCACAACCAAAACCTCCAGCTAAAAAGAAAAAATAATGCCTTTAAAAATAGATAACAAGTTCAATATCAAGGACTTCGTTTATGTGATAACTGATCCTGATCAAAATAAAGGAGTTGTTGTGGCTATTATTGTTCATGATGAGAAATGCCTCACTTATAAAGTTTCCATAGGTTCAGAGACCCAAGAGTATTATGACTTTGAGCTCTCTACTGACAAGACTTATAATCTCTCGAATTAAAGAAAGATTTGGCTTAATGCCATATAGACCTCGGAAAATCAGCTTTTTAGAAGATTTTCCTTTGATATGAACATATTTCGTTCTACTTTTATACTCCAAACCAATCAAAGAACTACAACATGGCTGAGAATCAAGAAGGCAGAGAGAAAATGTCTCTGGATTTTGGTATTGAAACGACTACTGATATGGGTATGGATAATACCCTCGTTCTCGATAGTTTGTTTGGATCACCAAAAGGTAATCCAGATGATATCAAATTGAATGATGGTAAATCTTCCTCTACTACTGAGACAACAACCAAAAAGGTTGATGCTCAAAAGAAAGAAGGAGAAAAACCTGCTGCCTCCAAGAAACCTGATGTTTTCGAGCCTTCTGCTGAAGACCTTTTAGGTACGACAGAAGAAGAGGAGGAAAATAATGAAGGAGATAGTGAGAATACCTCGACAGAAACTACTGATAATGAAGAAGATAATCAGGAAGGAGTAGAGGAAAGCCCTTATACATTAATGGCAAGAGACCTAATCAAATTAGGTGTCTTCACTAAAGGAGAGGATGAAAAAGACGAAGATTTCGTTTTTGATGACCCCAAAAAGTTTCTTGGAAGATTTCAATACGAAGTTCGTAAGAATGTCTCTGATACAATAAGCTCCTACCTTAGCCGATTTGGGGAAGATTACCAGAACATGTTTGATGCCGTCTTTGTGAATGGCGTTGATCCCCAATCCTACCTACAGACCTTTACAAAACTCCAAGATGTATCCTCCTTAGACATGACAAAGGAGAAGGATCAAGAGAGAGCTTATAGAGAATATTGGAGACGCCAAGGATTTGGCGAGGATAAAATCGAAGCCAAACTTCAAAGGGCTAAAGTAAATGGAGAACTTGAAGAAGACTCAATTGACTTTCATAAGAGACTGGTTGAGGAAGATGCTCAAGAGCTCCAGAGAAAGACAGAAGAAGCAGAGCAATTACAACTGAGGAGGGTTGAGGCTAAACGCCAGTTGGTTCAAACTACCACTAAGCTCCTCAATGAAGCCCTCCCCTCCAAAGAATATCAAGGAATTCCTCTCTCGCCACAAATAGCTCAACAAGCCCTGGCTTTCATAACCCAGGACAAATACAAGTTGAACGGTGAGCCAATTACAGAATTCGATAAGTACATACTTGAGCTACAAAAGCCTGAGAATCATGCACTTAAGATGAAGATGACTCTCTTAATGCTGAATAACTTCGATCTCAGCAAAGTTAAAGTGAAAGAAGCAAATAAAGAAGCAGAAGAGCTGTTTAGATTTGCAACTAGAACAAAAGACGGAAAAAAGACCAATTCTACTGCAGGCAAGAAACCAGCAGTTATAGACGATAAGTTTTAATTTTTAAACATACTGTAAGATGCCTTTACAACAAATACCTGGTTTCGTAGGGTATGCTGCTGCTCGTGTGAGCTCCTTAGACAAACGCGCCGTTGGTAAGCTAACTGATACCAACCACTTGGAGTCACTCCACCAGACTGAACCTGCTGAATACGATAAGAAGATTATCTCTATTTACACTCAGAGCTCTATTTATAGCAATGACTTTCTGGAGATGATTAACCAGTCCACTCCTTATTATATCAGAAGCAACTCTGACTCCTGGCATTGGAAGATTCAGGTGCCTTACAAGTTCCCCAAAATTATCCAGGTTCCTGATGCAACTGCTGCTCTCACGCGTCCTGGTATTGATGGTCAGGAATTTGATCTTGTGTTAGATACAAATGAATATGTCCTAAACGACATTATTACTCCTCACAAGATGTATTGTGATACACCTCTCTTGGTTGTAAAAGACCCGCTGCCTTATGCAGATGGTTTCTTATACAGCTTCACAATCCTCTCTAACAACCCTCAGACAGACTTTATCCAAAGCAATTTTATCCAACCCGGTGTTGAACTGGAGCAGATTGATAGCACAATTGGTGAGTTTGATCAAGACCTCTCTGGTTTACCACGCCTCGGTGAATCCATTGATCTCTATGAGACATTAGGTTCTGGCTACTCTGTAGAGCATACAGTAACTGGTTGGGCAGATGATAGAATGATGAGAGATGGTCAAGGCAAACCTCTTGATATTCAAGTATTCTCCAAGATGCGGAGAAATGAACTTGGTCAGTGGGAAAGCTTAGGAACTCGCTGGGAACCCTATGTTGAAACCCTGATGCGTAAAAAGATGCTTGACCTCAAGGTTAAGCGCATGGTTTGGGGTAAGCCTGGGACAGCTAAGACTCGTGGTTCTCGCCAGGAGTTGAAGAAAATCTCTGGAGGTATCTATTACAAGATGAGGAATAACGGTAATAGGGTTACTTATAACCGTGGTGAGTTCTCTCTTGAATTGCTCAGAGATGTATTTGGAGACCTGTTCTATCGGAGGGTAGATATCAAGGATAGGCGTGTAAAGATTTACACTAATGAAGCTGGATTTGACCTCTTTAACCAAGCTAACAAGCAGGACCTGTTGAACTCTGGTTTGACTGTGATTGCTGATGACAGGTTCATCGAGGGTAAGGGTCAGCACATGACTATCTCTTATGGCTTTGATGCAATGGTTACTCGTGAAACAGGTAGGATTGATCTTATCCACTTGCGTGAACTTGATCTGCCTCAAACTAACCTGGAATTTGGTCAGAACAAGAAGTCCACACCTATCTTCATGGTATTCGATGTATCGACTACTGGTGATGGTACTCTAAAGAACAACATTCGTGAAGTACGTCTTGAAGGACGGCCTTCTATGACCTGGGGTTATATTGATGGTAGGCGTCACCACCTTGGTTTCGCTAAATCCCAAGGGCATAGTGCAGCTAATAAATTTGATGGTTACACCATCTTCATGGATGATAGATGTGATGTCTTTATCGAAGACCTCTCTAAAACTGTCCTCATAGAAGAGGTGCCACAATTCTAATAAAACTCTGGATAGGCCTAGTAAGAAAGCATATCCAGCCAACCGGGGGAGGAGGTACACTCTATGGCGACTACGAGTTCCTCCCCCACAATTCTCCTGCTTAGGCATGGAGCGCATTTCAAACCAATATTTCAACTAAATATTTGTATGGCAAAAATAGGTAAGATTAGTTCTATCAAAAAGAACTATGGTCCTGGCAACAGTCTTGAATCTTCTTTATCCCAAAAGGGCTATGATAGATTCCCTGGTACTTACAGTATGATTCTTCCTTACAAGGAAAAATCAGGAAAGTATAGAACAGGTTTGGACCCAGAAGCTACTTATCTCATGAGACTGTCTCCAGAAGAAAGGAGATTGGTTATTGAGGATATTAGTGAAGCAAAGGCAAGACTCGAAGAAGCTACAGGACTTGATCTGTCTCCTCGCTCGGATTTCTATAAGCACTCCTTCATTCCTAAAGAAGGAGAGCTAAAAGTAAGAGGAGTAAAATTGACACAGGGAGATAATCTGTTTCCTTTTTCAGATTCAATGCAAGAGATCACTTACCGCTGGCTTGCTGTTCATCCAACAATCGCTTCTTCAATGAGAGCGTATGAAAATGGTGAATATCCCTCTAATACTCAATTCTTTGTGAATAATGATGATGTAGAGCAAGAGCAAGCTTACAAGAAGAAAACTCTTGTTAATAAAGCCATTGCTAAGATGGAAGACCTTACTCCTGATAGAAAGAGAAAGGTTGCAAGATTACTTGGATTACCTGTATCTGATAACACCAAAGAACTTGCCATCTACAATCTATTGGATGGATGGATTAAGCAGGGAGATATTAAAAAAGGCCAATACAGTGGGCAAAACGCAATCAAGCTGTTTATTGACTTTGCTGACATGGATAGCCAGCTTCTGACAATCAAAGATTTAGTAAAGCAGGCCATTACAAATGGTATTTACAAGGTCAGAATTGGAGGCAAGGTTTATGAAGGAGAAGCTGAGGTTGCAAAGAGTGAAAACGAACTTGTTTCCTTCCTATACAGCGATAAAGGTCAAGAAGACTTCCTAGCTTTAGAGGAAAAATTACTAGCTAAAAAATCAACACTGGTGAACTAATATGATACTGGTAGAGAGCTTGTTATACGACCTTGACTTTAAGTTAAATAAACTCGCTACTAATGACCACCAGGAAATACCATTAGAGAACAAGATCGTTGCGCTTAATCTCGCCCAAATAAAGTTGATTCTTCTGAAGATTGATCCCAACAATGTTTACAAGTTGGGTTTCGATGCCTTCAAAAAAAGATATGAAGACCTGCAATTTCTTGTAGAACCCTTTCATGATCATCCTCTTCCCCTAACGCTTGCGGATAAACAACTAAATAAGTGGACAGCAGACCTCTCTAAGCTGAGTCCAAGATACATGTTTTATGTTGATAGCTACTGTACTGCTCATAAAGGCAATTGTGGAAATCACGTATTATATGTAAATAAGGATTTAACTAAGCATGCTGATATTACAGTTCTCTTGGCGAACAATATGGTAAATCCATCATTTGAGTATCAAGAAACTTTCTGTACTATCTCTAAAGGAATGTACGAAACTTACTCGGATGGAGATTTTACTTTTGATAAAGCATATATCTCTTATATTCGGTATCCACTATATATAGATTATCCAGGTTATATTAACTTACAAGGTGCTCCTTCAACTCGCCAAGATTCTGAACTACCAGCTTATCTTGAGAACGAACTAGTTGATATGGCTGTTAAGGAAATAGCATTTGCAACCGAAAATCTAGCTGCTGCCCAGTCCTCTATAGAGAAACTAGCACAGGACGAATAATAAAAATTCTTTTAAACTGAACAAAGATGGAATTCAATCCCACAACTCTCTTTATTCTGCCTAGCGGCAATACGCTTCCTACTACAGGTAGCACTAACAACCTTCTGCCTACGCAGTTCGGTGTATTCCGTGCAGACTATAGTGTGGCAACTGCTGGTAATATTGCTGGCCAAAAGTATATTTACTTAGCTCAAGGTAGGAACGTAGCTCTCCCTGGTGTAGGCACTAAGAGGTCTGATAAGATTGCTCTTGGAAATGTTATCGAATGGTATAAAGTGCCCTCGATCTCTACCTATAGCCCAGAAGTCTACCAGATCAGTAATTTCACTGTTCAGGGTGGAGAAACGATCACATTTACTTTTAGAGCTCACTCTAGCTACATTGATACTGGCTTCTTCAATGGTCTTCAGAAAAGTGTAACTGTTCAAGCACCTTGCTTGGCATGTGGTGCTGATCCTTGTGCTAACATTGATCCTACTGCATTGATTGACAGTACAATAGCAAAAGCTAGGGCTGATGTATATCTTAACAAGTTCTTCACATTCCAGCGTATTGGTACTGGTTCTAATGCAATCTTGCAGGTGACTACTAATCCTCTGGATATCTATCAACAGCCTTGTGATGTTGCTGCTTATCCTTACGAGTATGACCGTATCTGGTATAGGGTATTTGTACAGCCAGGTGCTGCTACAACTCAGGACTTCCAGGTATATGATCCTTGTAATCAAGCTGCTACTGTAACTATTACTCAGAGATCAACTTACCCCTCAGGTAGTTCGGCTGAAGTTACACAGTTAGAGAAGAACTTCTATAGCTATCAGGCTCTGCACAAGCATTTATTCCGTAACCCAATTTATAACAATGCATTTGCTACGGAAGTAGTCTCTGGCACATACTATGATCTGTATGTCCTTAGGTTCTCCGAGTATCAAGATGATCAGGGTTTCTCTGCTAAAGTTCTTGAGAATTACATTGTTATGTTAGCAGTACCAACTGGTCAAACAGCTACATTGGAGACACTATTAACTGCTTACTTTGGTGCTCCTGCAAATAAGGTAGTTACTGTTCCAACAACTACTAGCACAACTTCTACAAGCTCTACTTCTACCAGTACTACAACTACTCTGGAACCATAATAGGGCGTAACCAAGACTCTCAAGGTGAAAGGAAGGACCTACCATCCTTTCACCTTTTTAATTTATAACCATGCAACCTTCTGACTACTTCTTTGATTTCTTGGCTCATTGGGAAGGTGAAAAGCTTTGTCCTTATAGAGACAAGGCTGGCGTACCAACTATAGGAATAGGAAGCACTTTCTATGAAAATGGTGCGAGTGTCAAAATGACAGATGTATGCATAACTCATGAGAGAGCAATTGCTTTGGCTAAATCTGCTAGTAAGGATTTTACAGCTGCTGTAAATAGCTTGACTGCAGGAGTTTCTCTTAATCAAAATCAATTTGATGCTCTTTTATGTTTCACTTACAATCAGGGAAAAGGAGCTTTTAAATCCTCTACCCTTCTAAAGAAAGTGAACAAAAATCCAAATGATCCCTCTATCAGAGATGAGTTTGCTAAATGGGTATATGTATTCAACCCAAAAACTGGCAAAAAAGAAAGGGATGATTGGCAAATAAAGAGAAGAAAAGGTGAAGCTGATTTATATTTTAAACCTGTTTCCTAATGGCTGTTACATCTCCAATTCTGAATCTACTTATATTAGAAACTCATGATATGAAGACATTGGGAGTGGCTGACTATTCCCAATATCCTACAGGTTTTACAATTGTTAATCCTACTCTTGAAATTACTCCCCCTTCATTTCCCATCTCGACAAAGCCTTTTACTGCAAGTAGCCTTAATCTTTACAATAGTAATGATGTGGGTATTACTTGTGTAGAAGATTTATGCCAATTAGATGAGCTACCAGATGGCTTTTGGCAAGTAAAATACAGCATTGCACCTGCACAGACCTACAGTGTTACTAAAAGCTTTATGAGAACGCAATGCCTTCAGCGGAAACTTAATGAGGCCTTCCTCTCCTTAGATTTGGATCAGTGTGATTTGGGAGTAAGAGATCAGGATATGAGATTGATAGATGAAGTCAATTTCTATCTTCAAACTTCTATAGCAGCAGGCAATCTTTGTGACCCAAAAAGAGCTCTGGATACCTATAGAATAGCAGATAAAATGATTACAACTTTCTTAAAATCAAGATGTTATGGCTTGCAACGAAATCCCATGCCGTGGGTGTGATTTACCATTTCCAGGATGTTCTCTAGTGAATGGTCTATGTGCAGCTTGTAGAGGAAAATCGACTACTGGTATCGTAGTTCCCTTTAAAAAGTTTTATGCTTACCTACGAAGTCTCATATAATCTTTGTGATGCCTGCTTCAGTACTTCTAATCTGTTGGAGCGAGTAAATAAAGCATTATACCTCTTAGGAGGGAGAGTGTACAAGAATAGGGTACTGCTTGCTGGGAAAACAATAGATACTGAGAAGATCAAACTTCTAGGATATTATAAAGATATACTAGAAAACCTCATTTACAATCCTTATTATTATCAAGGATTTGATTATCAACGAATTGACTCAAGAGTAAAAGAACTTATAAATGGCTTGCACTGATTGTTTAGAGAACTGTGGGAAAACCACCTCCGACCAATGCGTTGAGTATACTGGTGATCCTATACCTGCATTAGGTATATGTACTGGCGATCAACTCTCAAAGGTAGAGGCAGCTGTGATTACTGCTCTTCTTACTGCTTTGGATGGAACGGGAGTATCACCTTCTGAGGTAACTTTAGAGAACTGTCCATGGTTACAAACCCTTTTTGTAGGCAAGTCACCCACCCTTATCAATTTTCTTCAACTTCTTATAGATGGAGAATGTACTTTAAAAAGTATGATTGATGAGATCAATTCTACTTTAGGTAATGATACTGTCTTTAATACTACTTGTTTAAGTGGTCTTCCAGCAAATGCCTCTCCAAATCAGGTTCTTCAAGCTCTTCTAACTGATTACTGCACTACGAAAGTTACTGTAGCTGCAATTCCCACTACTTATGTAAGAACTAGTGATCTTACTTCCTTAGTAACACAAATTCTCACATCTCTTGGACTCATAGGTGGTTCTACTACTATCCAGTATGCTCAATACCTCCCAAAGAAAGTAATCCTGCCATACTTTGGAGACTTGTCTGTTTTTGATAATACTGGTGCTGGTCTCTCTAGTGCAGGAATGGCAGGTATCTATTTATGTAATGGACTTAATACTACTCCTGATCTAAGAGGTAGGTCTCTTGTAGGAGCTGTTAAAAACGTTCCTGGAACAGCTCTTCCTGCTGCTACTGATCCTACTCTCCCGAATAACCCTGGCACTAATTATGGATTAGGAGACTTCTTTGGAGAGAATTTTCATAAACTTCTCACGGGGGAAATGCCTACTCACACCCATGGAGTTGGAGACCCAGGACACTCTCATAATTTGCAAAGCGGTACTCTTACTTCAGGAACAGGACCATATAGTGGAGTTGGTGGTTCTGGTTTATATTTTGCTACGTCCACAGCAAAAGCTTATACAGGAATCACAATTAACAGTGCTGGTTCTAGTGCAATTCATGAAAATCGCCAGCCTTCAGCAGCTGTCTACTGGATCATTAGATTAAACTAAGAAAAGAAATGCCTTGTACAAATTGCAATAACTCTAATGGACCCTTGGTTGTTGGGGGGTTAGCACCAATATTAGCAGGATTTGGTACTCCTTGCTCAAGCACTGGATGTGCTACTCCTATGGATGCTAAATGCACTTTTTATAGTGGAGCTAACCTTTCATGTTCTACTATAAATAGTGGAGACTCTCTTGAAGTTGCGTTACAAAAGATTGATACTCAGCTTTGTGCATCAGCAGCCAATTATTCTACTTATAATGTCTATTGCCTTTCTCCAGTAACAACTCAACAAGAGTGGGTAGAGAAAATCTCTCAATTTGTATGTAACACTCAGGATCAGGTTACTACTTTTATAGGAACTACTTTCCCTGCATACCAAGCTACGGTAGACACTAGATTCGATGCTATAGAGACTCCTGGAACTACCTCTAGCTGTTCTACTAAAATAAATATAGTAAATACAGATAGTCTTCAGACAGTTCTACAGAAACTATCCAATGCAGGGTGTTCTTTATATACAGCTATCGATCTTTCTGGAGTTAATTGGAGCCAGTGTTTTAATACATCTATTCCTCCGACTACCATCGCAGGGGGTTTCAATAATGTTATTAGTCAAATTTGTCAAGTTGCTACATCTGTAGGAAGTGCAGTATTACCAAATTTTAACAATACTGGAAGTTGTCTGCCTTCCCCAGGAAGCAATGATTCTTTGGTTGATACTGTAAACAAGATAAAAACAAGGCTTTGCCAAAGTCCCACGTTTGATATAAATGCTCTTACTTGGAATTGTGTAACTAAGCCCTCTACTACAACCACTGATCTTCAAGGGACTATAGGAGCGATGCTGGCTAAGTTGGATGTTCTCTCTCAGAATCTATTCACCTTCTCTAGTGATTTCGCTATAACTCCTACAGATGGGAGTAATGCTTGTGCTGGTAAAACTGTCAATTTGTCAGCTACAATTGCTGATAGAAAAGTTGCTGCTACAAACACAGATGGTGCTCCAGGAACTCTCCAAGACAAATTGGATAGCGATAGTAATTTCGCATGGGATTATAGTGATCCAACAAAAGCCAAACTTACCCTCGTTTCCATTCCCGTCTCCTCAGATGGAAAAGTAAAGACTGATAGTGGAGACCCTACTGCTGATTATCTTGGTACAAAGGTAGCTACAGGAGGAACAACAGATGGTATAACTGTTACCCCTACCACGGATACTATAAATCATCTAGTTAAGTTCCCAGTAAGTGTTGATCCAGGGCCTCTCTTTACTGCTTTGCTCACTTATTTAATTAATAGTGAGGATAGCGATCTCAAGACTCTTTTCTGCCAAGCAGTAGCTTCTTGTCCCTCTCCTTGTGCAGCTCCAACTAATGTGAGTATCTCTTTTGGAGGAACAACATCTACAACTACTACAACTACTCTTCCAACAACTTCATCCTCCACAACCACTACAACAACAGCAGCTACAACAAGTACTACAACTACAACTACTAGTAGCTCTAGTACTACGACTACTACTACAGCTGCCACAACAACAACCACATCTAGCTCTACAACCACTACAACTGCACCTACTACAACAACTACTTCATCCTCAACAACTACTACGACCACAGCAGCTCTTGATGATATCTATGTAAGTGCTCAATCTTCTGCTACTCCACCTGATGCAACAGCTATTTTGGCAGGTACTCACACTCTTCAAAATGCAGCTCTTGATGTGAATGCTGATTGGACTCCATTCAATGCCACACCTCAATACTGTTGGGTATGGATACCAAATAGAGGGGGCACAACAGTTAAGACAAAATGGCAGGATACTGTTAATGCCTTTAACCATGGTAATATAGGTGGTGGCACTGACCTCTTTGGCCCCCCAACTTCTGTGACTGTAAGTGGAGTAGCTGGTTTCCTATACTTTACAGCATATCAAACCCAATTCACTAACAATATTGCAATGCAAGCCTAATATATGAGTTTAGCAGCAATAACTGTAAATTGGTCTTATGTACCAGGGTCCCTTGGGACGAAGGTAGAGTACAAAAAAGCTTCTGATAGCATTTGGCTCCAACCCTCAGTTCCCTTTAATCCTACTACAAATAACTTCTACCCACTCTCTATAGAGGAGGATACTGTTTATGATGTAAAGCTAACTACTTTAGGTCCTTGTTCATCTAGGTCCACAACCACACAGTTTATAAAGCCTTCTAATACACATTGTTGCCCTTCTGGTTACTCTCTTTCAGGAGATGCTACATATTGCCAAAAAACATCAGTGGTAGCTGCTACTCCCCCCTCTGATCCACAGACGACTGTAGCAGTTCAACAAGATAATTATTCTATATGTGGAAGTTATATTTATAGCAGTTTTAGTATAAATGGAACTGGATCATCTACAATTATACCAACTAGCAATCTTTGGTGGGTGAATGTTACAGGAAACTGTTTTGTTGTTGGTGATCTTGTATCAGGTCCTTTGAATAGGTGCGCTTTGTGGGCTAACGTAACTCCTGTTGAGTTTCAAGAAGTTGGAGTCTCTTATTGTATTACGGTTCCAGAAAACAAGACTTATTATGTGGGTGTTGGAGTAGATAATATAGGAATCATTAGAATAGATGGAAATACTGTACTTCAGCAAGACCCCGCAGCATTAGATGCTCAGTATGGATTGACAGGGGGAAGATCAACATTTTCGGTATTTCATATATATCCAATTCCATTTACAGCAGGAACTCATGTTATAGAAATAGTTGGGCAAAACTCAGCTGGACTTGGTGTTAATCCCGCTGCTTTTGGAGCAGAGATATATGATAATACCGCTGCTGAGCTCATCGCTGCAACTAGTTACTCTGATCTAAATCTTCTTTTCTCAACGAAGGATCATATAGGAGAGCCAGTTCAATTAGGTAGTGACGGAATAGGTTATAGTTGCCCTATTGGGTACTCCCTAGTTTTATGTGATGGTCCAGCATACTGTAAACAGGTTTTAACAACTCCTTTAATTGAGTGCTAATGGCTTCATTTACAATAAATTATACAATTCCTTTTGGCTCCTCTCTGAGGATAGGGTATAAATTTACCTCCTCTTCAGACCCTTTTACCTATTTGACTTTATACCCCTCCTATAATGACTCTCCCTACACTGTGGATGGCTTGGCTCCTGGTTCGTATACTGTTGAACTTACAACTGTGTGTGCTTCCTGCTCAGGTGGCCAATTCTCAGACCCCGTTTTGCTTTATGGGGTTGTAGCCCAATAACGCATTTAAGCCTCCTGTTTTTTTGGTTTGCAGGAAATGGCTGGCTCCGTAGTCTCTACTCGGAGCTTTTTTATTTATAACCCCCAAGGTTAAAGAAAATGTTACTATAACGAACTTTGTTATATATAAATTTGGAAATGTCACCCGGACTTATTATCTTTGTACTACGGTATGTTCGTTTTAACTAAATTACAAACATGGCAAATAAAGCTGGTTTGATTGCTGATTTACAGCAAAATGGTAAGGGTGAGAGAACATGGGGGGAATTAGCAATTACCTATGGTTTTGGAAGTGAAACTAGTGCTCGTAGAGCCTGGAAGGAAGCTAAAAGATTCCTTAAAATAGCAGATAAAGCACTGACAAACAATTACATATCAACTTTAGAGGATAAAGTAGTTTCTCTAGAGGAAGACCTGAAAGCTAATAAAGCAGAAATGGTGTATCGCTCTAAGGAGGAAATAAGGACTCTACAAGAGCTCATTGACAAGACTAAAATAGACCTCACCAAGTACAAGATTGTACGTTGGAGGCAGAACTTCTGGGGCAATAACAATGATCCTCACTGGCAGGTAAGGATAGACCTTGAGCCACGTAAGTTGGATAAAGACCCAGAACTACAGAAGGATTTCTTACTTGATGAAATTAAGAAGTATCAAGAGGATTATTTTAAGAAAACTTTTGGTTCTAAAGGGGAATTCGAGTCATTTGGCTTTACCAATACCAAAAAAGAATATCTACTAGAGATTTCCATACCAGATTTACACTTAGGAAAATTAGCATGGGGAGAGGAAACTGGTGAAGATTATGATATAAAAATTGCAACTGAGCGATATAGGAAAGCAGTTAATGTGTTAATTAGTAGAGCACCTATAGATCAAATCTCTCAGATAGTTCTTCCTATAGGAAATGACCTCATTCATATTGATAATGCAGAAAACCAGACTACCGCAGGCACTTATGTGGATGCAGATAGTAGATTTGCAAAAATGGTCAAGGTAGCAAAGGAGTTATTAATTGAAACTATAAATCAATTAAGACAAATAGCCCCAGTCCAAATAATGATAGTTAGAGGAAATCATGACAGTACTGTAACATTCCTTTTAGGTGAGGTCCTCGAAGCGTGGTTTCATGCCGATCCTTTGGTTACAGTAGATAATACCCCTAAATGGAGAAAGTATTATCAGTATGGACAAGTAGGAGTCATGTTTACTCATGGAGATAAAGAGAAGCATGAAGATTTAGGTCTAATCTTTGCACAAGAGGACCCTATATTGTGGGCTAACACTACATATAGATTTATCAAATTAGGTCACCTGCATAAGCAGAAGAAATTAAATTATGTAGGGGTTGATAGTCAACCAGGGCTTCAAATACAAGTTATTCCCTCCCTTAGCGGAACTGATGAATGGCATGCAGGCAAAGGATATTTATCAAACAAACAAGCTAAAGCCTTCCTATATCATGCTGAAGAGGGGGAGATAGCTGAATACACTTATACTGTATGAGTAATATACCAATAGTTACGGGGCAAGAT